CCTGGTTCATCCAAGGATAAAGCATCGCACCATCAGCAGCAAAGCCTCCCATTCCATAACCACCAAAGCCGCCCCAGCCATTTCCAGCGATTAAGAGTAAAAGGATAATCCATCCCCAATCTCCACCGAAGTTACCGAAGCCTCCGTTGTTTCCACCATACATAGGTGATACTGGCATTACCATGCCATTTTCGTCTGTTAAAGCCATAATTTTACCTCCTATAAACTTTTGTAGGTTAGCGACTACTTTCCGGAATTAGTAGCCGGTTTATATAAAAGCCCGCATGCTGACTTCTATATCAATTTTTAAATCTCATGCTCTGGGCCTGTTTTATTGCATTATTATAAGCATCTTGGGAAATCTGACCTGTATTCATAAGATGCTGAATTATCTTATTTGGGTCATTTGCAATATTCTGAGGAATATTTAATTTTCTTTGAGCTAAAAATCCCAAGGGATTTTGCTGCAACTGAGATAACATTTGCATAGGATTATTCATCTTTTGACTCCTTTCTCAAATTACTCTTCTTATTAGAAGCACTTGTCAGGCCTTCTAATTTGTCCTCTATTGAATCTAAACGCTCTTCTATTAAAGAAATATCATCTTTAGTTACAAAACCTGACTCTGATATGAATTTCTGAGTTTTAGAAGCATTATCTCTTATCGTATAATCTATGATTTTCATACTTGGCATTCCTGAAGCATCTGCTGATTTAATATAAATCGCAGGTGATTCAGAATCCCATAATTGGACAGTTGTATTTGGAGCCACTAAATAAGATTTTGCTCCCGCTTCTCCCTGAACCCATATAATACCATTTTGCATCTGCTGAATAGGTACCTGGGTAGGTTGAATCTGTTGTGATTGCTGATTTTGATAATTCAAATAATTTGGATAATAGTTAGGATAAGGCATTTTTATTCCTCCTTTTTAAAATAATAAATAGGAATTTCGTTTCCAGAGTCCCAAGAGTCATAGTAATTCCCATCAACTACTGTTACAACATGTGTCCCTGTTGCTAATACAAATAATCCATGTGGATTATCTTTGCAAAAGTCTTTTATAGTATAGCAGTTAGGACAAAAGTCTGGAATGGGATATTTTCTAAATCCATTATTTATTAAGTATTTACCCCATACATGATTAGATGATGGCATATCTGCCATCTTAAAACCCTGGATGAGTAACTTAATATAAGTAGTTTCCCAATCTGATTGTGTAGCTAAAGACAATGCTCTTATTACACAATCGCCGACCTGTATTTTATTTGGATTTGGATTAAATTTTATATACCCCATAAGAATATTCTAAAATTCTACTATATTAAATAGAATGAAATAAAGGTGCAACTTATATGCAATTTATAATATACACATAAAAGTGCATAATTATTACCATTGGTTTTTGTGCGGTATTTTATACATATTTTAGTGTACAAATCGGTAAAAGTGGTGTAATATAATATCAACGAAACACATAAGATATTTTTTAGGAGGTACAAATTATGACAGACAGAAAATTAAGACTTATTGAATCATTAAAAAATGAATTAGCTGAAAATAAAATTCAGCACGTTCACCTTTTATTGATTAAGTATCGTGGACAATTAGCTATTCGCTTTACAAACGTAGATAATGATACTTACAAAAAAGCACTTGAAGAAATCACAAATAGATATTGTGAAAGCTTATATTTCGTAAATGCAACTAAAACAACAGTAACTTATTTATTCTAAGGAGGAAACTATTATGACAAGAGAAGAAAAACTTTATTCAATGAGAATGCAGGACCTTGAAATTGTTGCAGCAAAACTTGGTATCAAAATCAATAAGAAAGGCGCCAAATCAAAAGCCATCGAAAAAATTCTTGAAGCTGAAAATGAAAACTGGGAAAAAGAATCAAATGAGATGAAGGATGCTCAGGAGAAAAAACAACAAGAAAGTGATAAAGCAGCTGAAGATGCTGTAAATAAAAAGCAGGTTCAGCCCAAAGCTGCCACAGAAGCTCCTAAAACTGATTCTAAGGCTGCTGAAAAGGTTCAGAAACAAAATCATAGCCGAACAAATTTAAAGCTCACAGAATTGACATTTGAAGGCCAGACAAAGACCATTAGGGAATGGGCTAATGAAAAAGATATGCCGGTTCCTACTTTATATGATAGAGTAAATCGTAATGGCTGGACTGTCGAAGAAGCTTTGACAATTCCGCTTGGTGGTCGTCGGTCTAGATAAGGAGGTTCTTATGAGTAAACTTAGAGATGCAGTTTTAGGATTTGTAGTAGGGGATGCCTTTGGCGTCCCTTATGAATTTCAAGAAAGAGGGGAATTTAGAGTTAGTGAAAATATGATAGGTTTTGGCAGTCATCATCAACCAGTTGGAACCTGGTCAGATGATTCATCTATGATGCTTGCTACTTTATTTTCAATTGTATATAAGCAAGACGTGGTATTAAACTTTTTAGACTGGTATAAGCATGGAGAATTCACACCTTATGGAAAGGTATTTGATATGGGATGTCGTACTGCAATGGCTCTTAAATATTATGAAAAAAATCATGAGTTCATGCCAGACACTGAAGAAACTGCTTTAGGAAACGGTTCTTTGATGAGAATTTTACCATTTGCATTTGTCAATTGGGGCGAAAATTCTATAGATACAGCATCTTCTATAACACATCCCGCTAGAATTTGTAGAGAAGCTTGCCAGATTTATATTCGTATTATAAAAGCACTTTTGTATGGTTGTAATATAAAAGATGCTTTATTTGAAGTTAAAGAAAAGTTTACAGATGAATTTGACCGACTTAATTATATAGAAACTTTATCTATGGATGATATTGAATCAACTGGTTATGTAGTAGATACTCTAGAAGCCGCTATTTGGTCTGTTATTAAAACTAGTTCTTATAAAGATGCAATTATGCTTGCCACATATTTAGGAGATGATACAGATACAATTGCAGCCCTTACAGGTGCGATGGCAGGTATAATTTATGGGACTGAATCTATTCCTGAACAATGGCTTTTTAATATTGCAAGACTTGATGACATTGAAAAATTGATTGAAAAAAGTCAAGATGAACTCATTTTTTAATAAAAAGTCAAGATAAAGTCAAGATGAAAAGTCAAGATGAAAGCCAATGTTTTCTAGGAAAAGTCAAGATGGACAAGATAAATTTTTGTTTTTATATAACAAAGTTAAAACAACAAAAATTTTCGATGTTTCTGAAAAATAATATATAAATAAAAGTATATCTTGAACTTGACTTCTTGACTTTTTTACGGAATGAAAATTTTGGTAAATATATTGATAAAATTTTTTACCAAATTTTTTTGTTAGTTTTTCACAGTGTAAAAAATTTTTTATATTTGTTATAATAAATAATGTTGAAAGGAGGTAAATATGCTGAATGCTAAATTATTAAAATCCATCATGGTCGCAAATGGTGATGATAACTGTGTTACTACATTATCTAATATAATAGGAACCAGCCGAATAACAGCAGGCCAAAAATTAAACGGTAAATCACAATTCACTCAAAAAGAAATTACAGCCATCATGAATCATTATGACCTTACAATGGATGCCGTAAAAGAAATTTTTCTTAGTTGAGGTAAAATATGAATCTTTATAATTATCAAAAAGAAGTATTAGCTTCTACAGAAAAACAAAATAAGGTTGCATATTACCTAGACATGGGGCTTGGTAAAACCTATGTTGGTTCAGAAAAGATGGTTCAATTAGGTACTAAGATAAATTTAGTTATTTGCCAAAAATCAAAAATTGATGATTGGGTCAATCATTTTGTTAATAATTATCCTGATTATAAAACTTATGATTTGACTACGTGGAAACCGAAAAATTATTTTGTGTTTAATAGCGAACACTGGATGACATGCGAAAAAAGGATTTTTGTGATAAATTATGACCTTGTATGGAGAAGACAAGAACTAAAAAATCTCAAAGATTTTACTTTAATGCTTGATGAGTCATCTTTAATTCAACATGCGACATCTAAAAGGTCCAAATTTATCATTAAAAAATTAAATCCCATGAATGTAATTTTACTTTCAGGAACTCCAACAAATGGCAAATATGAAAATTTGATAAGTCAAATAAATTTATTAGGTTGGAGAATCTCAGAAGAATTATTTTGGAACCAATATGTGAATTGGGAATGGAATGAGACAGATGACGGTTTTTGGCAGAAGAAAATCTTAGGCTATAAGAATGAAGACCGTTTAAAAAGGAAACTAAGACAGCATGGTTGTGTATTTATGAAAACAGAAGAAGTAATCGAGCTTCCTGAACAAATTTATAATACTATCAAAATAGAAACTACAAAAGATTATAAAAAATTCAGAAAAGAATCTTATATAGAATTAAAAGATGGTACCGAATTAGTAGGAGATACGATTCTTAATAAGATGCTTTATGAAAGACAACTCTGTGGTCAATATAATGATGCTAAATTAGAAGCATTTTCTGATTTATTAGAATCAACAAGCGATAGATTGATAGTATTTTATAATTTCAATGATGAATTACATCAATTAGAACATATCTGTGGCCTTCAGAATCGCGTTCTGTCGCGAATAAATGGCCAGGTTAAAGATTTATATGCCTATGATAATATAAATGATTCTGTGACATTGATTCAATATCAGGCTGGTTCTATGGGATTAAATCTGCAAAAAGCAAATAAAATTATTTATTTTACTCCACCATTAAGTAGTGAATTTTTTGAACAGTCTAAGAAGAGAATCCACAGAGTAGGTCAGAATCAATCTTGCTTTTATTATTATTTAGTTTGTAAAAATTCCATTGAAGAAAAAATCTATAATACTTTAAAAATGAGAAAGGATTATACTGACAAACTATTTGAAAATGAAATTTGATGTTATTTATACCGAAGGGAGAAAAATAAAATACACAGAAATAGATGCAAAAAATATCATAAATGCTTTTTCTGTATTTTCAAAAAAATACGGTTCTATAAATCGTATCATTTCAATTAAGGAGGAAGGACTTGGGAAAAGAAAAGAACTTTGAAAATAAAGTTAAAAGATACCTAGAAGACACACACAGAGCTTATTATATTAAATACTGGGGCGGTGCTAAATATACAAAATCAGGTGTCCCAGACATTTTAGTCTGTTTGAATGGTTATGCTTTAGCAGTAGAAACAAAAGCACCAAATGGTAAACCAACTGCTTTACAACTTTATAATATTAGAAAAATCAGAGAAGCCGGGGGAATTGCAGTTATTTTATATCCGGATGACTATGATTTATTTGTAAAATTATGTGAAGCATTAAAAGGAGGCATTTGGTCAGTAGCAGAAGATTATCAATATGAAATTGATGATAGATTGTCACTAAAAGATAAGGAGGTACTATATGGCAAAAAAAGTTAGTGATAAGCAGTATATTACAGATATATTGCTGCAAACAAAAAGAGAAGGAATGGAAGATTTGGTAGCTTATATGGAAGAAATCGGATTTTTCACAGCACCTTGCTCTGGAAGTTTTCATCTTGCTTGTGAAGGTGGTTTGGCAGAACATACAAGAAATGTAATGGAAATAGCAGAAAAAATTTCTGTTTCTTTGATTGGGGCGAAAAATTTGACCAAAGAATTTAAAGATACAATTCAGATTTCTGCTGCTTTACATGACCTTGGAAAATGCGGTCAGTTTGGTAAACCAAATTATGTTATAAACATGATTAAATCTAGGAAGAAAAATCCAGAAACTGGTGAATATGATATGGTTCAGTCTGAGGCAAAACCTTATCAAACAAATCCAGATTTGTTATATATTGACCATGAAATTCGGTCAATCGCAATTGCTTCTATGTTTATCGATTTGACAGAGGAAGAGCAATTTGCAATATTATATCACAATGGAATGTATGGTAATTTAAAGTATGCACTTTCTGGAAAAGAAACACCACTTTATATGATTATCCACTGGGCAGACATGTGGGCTAGTAGAGTGGTTGAAAAAAATTAAAAAATTATACATTTTTATATGTACAAATTTTTTAATATATGCTATTATATCTAAGTGAGCACAATAAATATTTAAAGGAGGAAACATTAGTGGTTAAAGTCAAAGAAAAAACTATTGAAATCACAGAAGATGATTTCGCAACCGCCGGAGCGATTGCTCTTACTAATATGGTAAAAGAAATACCTGCTAGATTTTTAATTAGTGATGAGTTATCAGAAGCATTAGCTATTACAAGTGATGTGCTGTTTAATCATCCGGATATGATTGAAAAGGTCAAAAAAGAAAAAGGAGGAAAAGAATAATGGCCATTGGAGTTTTAGTGCTTGGTGAATCAGGCACAGGTAAAACATATTCGATTCACAATTTCAAACCAGATGAAGTTGATATTTTATCGGTTCAGAAGAGTATTTTACCTTTTAGAGGTAAGTACAACGTTAAGAAAACACCTACTGCAGAAGATGTAATTTCAGGATTAAAATCTTCTAAGAAAAAGTATATCGTTGTAGATGATTTTCAATATATCTTAGGTATTCCTATGATGCAGCGAATCGGTGAAAAAGGTTGGGAAAAATTCAATGAAATTCAACAGGGATATTCTGATGTATTAGATACAATCAATGAGCTTCCTGATGATACAATTGTATTTTTGAATTCCCATGTAATGTACAATGATGAAACCGGTCGTGTTCAGATTAAAACAATCGGTAAAGCCTTAGATAAGTATATTACTATTGAAGGTTTGTTTATGATTGTTTTAGGAACCCAAGTCGTTGATGGAAAGTATTATTTCATCACTCAGAACAATGGTTCAAATACATTGAAGAGTCCAGAAGGTATGTTTCCATCTCTTGCAATTCCAAATGATTTGAAGTACGTTGCAGATAAGATTTTGAATTACTATTACATGGATGGTGCAAAATCTGATGAAGAGATTGCTTCTGAAGATGCTGAAAACACAGTTTCTGAAGAAGAGATTAAACCAAAAAGAGGTCGTCGCAGCAAAAGAGGTGCCGATTCAGCAGTAGATAAAAGCATTCAAGAAACTGATGAACCGGGAAATGACGGAGCAGAAGAAACTGATTCGGGAAATGATGATGTAGAAAAACCCAAGAAAAGTCGTAGAGCGGCTAGACTCAAAAAAGAAACCGAAGAAATGGTCAAAGACTGGCCAAAAGAAGGTGAAGACGAAAAGGTTGAAGTTGATAAAAACTTAGAACCTGTTGAAGAGCCCAAAAGAAAAAAGAGAGAAGAAGTTGACATTGATGATGAAGTAGCAGCTGAAAATGCAGCAGACAATGGTGAAGTTGCTGAGGAACCAGCACCTAGAAGAAGACGTAGAAGAGTTTAATTTATAGGAGGACAAAATCATGGATTTTAGTAAGTTTGACAAATTAGTAGATGCAGAACAGTTAAAGAAAGACATTGCAGAAGCACAGGAAAACGGCGGAACCGGTGA